GCAGTTTGATGAAAAGTATGGTACAGATCTTAAGTACTTTGAGACGACCTCTCTCTACGGAACCACTAAGGGTGTGTCCATGTATGATGGTCTCAAACCCTTCCTGAGGCACATAGGAGACACGGAGAGCAACTTCCTACCCCTCTTCCATGATGATGAGTTTAGGGACTTCTTCTGGTGGTTTAATGAGCGCAATGGTGGCGAACGCCTGATTCCTGCAGACAAGTCATCCAAGAAACTCAAGATCCAAACCAAGATGATTTCTATTATTCGTAAGTCTCTGAAGGATGAGGAAAAACTAAAGCAGTTTAATGATTGTATTGATCATGCTAAGTCTCTGACTGAAAAGAAAAGATATTACTTTGGTCAGTTTCAGCATTCATCAGAAGAAGCAATTTTTTGGTGGAAGAAGAAGGCAACTAAGAGATATGAAAAACTTAAGTATACTAACAGACTTAGGACTGAACTTGAGGTTTGGAAACAAGGAACGGATTTGGAGATTATTAGATAATGGAACTCAAAGATTGGTTGAACTCAATTAACTTCACAAAAGAAGATCTAACAGAACATGTAAATGACTATCCTCCTTACATTATTAATCGTTGTTTATCAGGTCACCTGGATTGTGTAATGTTTGCTAATGAGATGAACAAGCATCACTTCCTTGAAAAGGATATGCAATATTCATTTTATCTAAATACTTTGAGAAAGAAAAAGAGATTCTCTCCTTGGCTCCGAAAGGATAAAGTTCAAGATTTAGAATGTGTCAAACAATACTATGGATATAGTAATGAAAAGGCATCACAAGCTCTGAAAATTCTTACCAAAGAACAAATCAACTACATTAAACAACGACTTGACATTGGAGGACGCAAATGACTAATACTGTAGAACCTACGGTTGATTGGTCTCAAGATCAGATGGTGGAGGTTCTTTTGAATGAACCTGATGACTTCCTAAAAGTTCGTGAGACATTGACACGCATCGGAGTGGCATCCCGCAAAGAGAAGAAACTCTATCAGTCTTGTCATATCCTGCATAAGCAGGGAAGATATTTCATTGTTCACTTTAAGGAACTGTTTGCGCTGGATGGCAAACATGCCAATCTGACTGGGAATGATATTCAGAGACGCAATCGTATTACCAGACTTCTGGAAGACTGGGGACTCATTACGATTGTAAAAGAAAATTCTGTGACCGATATTGCCCCTTTGAATCAGATCAAGGTGCTTGCATATAAGGATAAGTCGGACTGGGTTCTGGAGCAAAAATATAATATCGGAAAGAAAGGAAAGACCCAAGAAACCGAATAAATAAACCTGCGATCTTTCGTGCGGTCGCTTCAAAAGTCGGAACACCCAAGACCTCCCTTGACACGGAGGTTTTTTTTTGTTATGATCTTTCTGAAATTAAATTTATCATGAGAGACCTATCCAACATTCCTCCTGGACAAACTCAGTGTAGTGTTTGTGGAGTATTGAAGGAAAACACTGAGTTTACATTCTACAAGAATCGTCATACTGACAATGGTTATCGTTTGATGACTAACACGAATTGTGTATCCTGTCAGAAAGAAAAGAGTAAAGAAAGGAGTGCAATCCGAAAAAAATTTAAAAATATCAAACCCCCTGAGTTTGGAACTCCATGTGACTGTTGTGGTAAATCAGTCCATAGAAACTGGCAATTAGATCATTGTCATGATACTGGAGAGTTTCGTGGATGGTTGTGTAAGCAGTGCAATACTGGTTTAGGAAACCTTGGAGACACTTTGGAATCTCTTAAACTTGCTGTAGAATACTTAGAAAGGTCAAAAGAAAATGCAAATCCCGGTCAACTCAATAATCTGTCAAGATAACGTATCCTTCTTGAAAACCCTTCCTGACAGTTGCATTGATATGGTGGTTATGTCTCCTCCATACGACAATCTAAGGGACTACAACGGATATGACCTGGATCTTCATGGTCTTGGAGTAGAGCTCCTTAGAGTCCTCAAAGACGGTGGTATATGCGTCATGGTGATTCAAGATGCCACCAAGGATGGAGCAAAGACATTGACCTCTTTTAGAACCATTGTTGATTGGTGCGACAATATTGGATTCCGTCTGTTTGAGTGCAATATCTATAATAGACAAGGAACTGAAGGAGCATGGTGGAAGAAGAGGTTCAGGGTTGATCATGAATATATGCCAATCTTTTTAAAAGGTAAAAGACCTCAATACTTTGACAAAGAGAACATCAAGATTCCTTCTAAACATGCCAATAAGGTAATGACTGGTGCAAATATCAGAACAAAGAATGGAAGAACTGGTTCTAGAAAAGTAAAGATCAATCCTACCAAATGTCCTGGAACTGTTATGACATTTGGAAATACTTGTGGTGGTGAAAGTAAATTAAAGAGTCAGCATCCAGCAGTATTTCCAAACATGCTTGCTTATGACATGATTGAATGCTTCTGTCCACCTGACGGTATAGTTCTAGATCCTTTCAATGGTAGTGGAACCACTACACTTGCAGCAAAATGTCTTGGTAGAAGTTATATTGGTGTTGATGTAAGTGAAGAATATAATCAGATCGCAATTCAAAGATTGAATAGTGAAAAGATTGAAAGAAAGAAGGTAGAAAAAACCCAACAAAATAGTTCGGACAACCTTTTGCAATTTTTTTGACAATCTTGTATAATTAGTAGTGGATGCCGAAAGGGTCCACACAATCAAATCTCGCTTTAAAAAGGAGTAGTACAATGACTAACCTCACACGCTTTACAGCGTCAGATCTTCCTGAGCTATTGGATAAGATCTCTAAAAATAGTATTGGTATGAATGAATACCTAAATAGAGTGTTCGACTTACACGAAACAACGTCTAATTATCCTCCCTACAATTTGATTCAAGTCAGTAACGTAGAATCAAGACTTGAATTAGCACTTGCAGGTTTCAAAAAGAAAGAAGTCTATGTCTACACACAAGATGGAAAACTCTTCGTCGAAGGACAGAAAGAAGACAAAGAAACAGGAACAAACTACGTCCATCGAGGAATGGCTCAACGATCTTTCACCAGATCTTGGACCCTCAGTGATGAGACGGAAGTTAGATCAGTTGAATTTGAGGATGGGCTCCTAACAGTGGTTCTTGGAAGAATTGTTCCAGATTCTCACAAGAGAAGAGATTGGTTCTAAATAGAACTGAATATCGTCGCCGCGAGGAGCACCTGGCAAAATCCAGGTTGACTCCTCCTTTTTTTGTTGATAGAATAGAGGAAAATACAAATCTTATGACTAAAAAGCAATTTGTAAGTAGCAAGGGTGAGACTTGGGAGTGGGAAGAAACTCCTGAAACAGAAGCAGCATTGAAGATTCTGCATGAAACTGAAAAGAGAAATGCAACCGAACGTCTTCATGCAGACATTCGCGAACTGGAACTGAAAGCACCTGATTATGGAGTTGGTAAATGACAATTAAATTGTTGATTCTGAAATCTGGAGAAGAAATGATTTCAGATATTAGTGAAATGGCTGTCGGTGAAGAAGATGATCAGAAAGTAATTGGTTACTTTCTTCGCAGACCATGTTTGGTGAAGATGAAAAATCCTGGAGTTATTGAACAAGAAAAGAATAAAACCAAAGCAGGTTTTGAAGTTTCTTTGATTCCCTGGATTGCTCTTGCTGAAGAAGAGGTTATTCCAATCCCCTCTGACTGGTTGGTAACTATGGTTACTCCAGTCAAACAATTAGAAAAAATGTACATTGAGGATGTTCTAAGTTATGGACAAGACAATCAAAGCGATTCTGCTGACGAACAACCAGATCCTGGTGAGTCAGATTGATGAGGTTCCAGCAGCAGTTCCTGGAGAACCAGACTGTAAACTGACTAAACCTTTTATCCTAACTAGTGATGGAATGTTAGAATCATGGATGATGACTGCCACACGGGATGAAGAATTCATGATCAGTTCTGACAAGATTCTAACTCTTGTAGAACCCACTCCAACACTAATCGAAAAATACGAGGATCTGACTAAGTAATGGCATTATCTAAACAAACACTTGATCATTTATGTGATGCAGAATCACACATTCGTGCCGCAATCAAGTCTGCTGCAGTAAATGAAAAACCCATGGTTGTCAAACAACTAGCAGACCTGCTTCATGGATTAGAGCAATGCAAAAAGTTTGACGAAATCATGGATATGCTTAACAATAGAGAACCTGGATCTAACGGTATGTTTGGTTCTTTCTTTAATGATGATGACGAATGAAGTTTTACACTAATGTTCAGTTAATTGGTAATCAATTTTTGGTTCGTGGAGTTGAGAATGGAAATAGATTTGAGTTTAGGGATGAGTTTTTCCCTACTCTTTATGTAAAATCAAAGAAGAAAACCAAGTATAGAACATTAAATGGAGACAATGTAGATGAAGTGCATCCTGGTACTGTAAGGGATTGTCGCGAGTTTTACAAAAAGTATGATGAAGTTGATGGATTTGAGATCTATGGAAATGATCGATACATCTATCAATACATTTCAGAGAAGTATCCTGAGGATGAGATTAAGTTTGATATCAGTCAAATCAAACTGGTAACACTTGATATCGAGACTACTGCTGAATATGGATTTCCTGATGTTGAATCTGCTCAGGAAGAGATTCTTGCGATTACAATTCAGGACTATACTACCAAGCAAATTATTACTTGGGGGGTAAAACCTTTCGTAAACAAGCAGGAGAACGTTACTTATCATCATTGTCATACTGAACATGAACTTCTGAATCACTTTATCAATTACTGGATGCAGGATGTTCCTGATGTGGTGACTGGTTGGAACATTCAACTGTTCGA